CATATGGTACTTCAGTAATGGTTAGGACTGTCTTACTGTTACGTTCGAAGGTGCCATTCACAATAAAGCGTTTATTTTCAATATCATACGTGACGGAACCACCAAATTCAGGGAATGACACTGGAAGCTTGTTCGCTATATTACCGTTCAGCAAGTATTCACGAACTGCACGACAGAGATCATCTGGTGACCGTGGAAGGATGTTAGTAGCGAAACCAGTGGCAATACCCTTAGTTCCGTTAGCTAATACCAAAGGGATTACTGGTAAGTAGTATGATGGTGGCTCATGCTCAGGGTCATTATGAACTGGAGATAAATCCATATCCTTAACGTATTTTTCAAAGTTATTATGGACTCGAGTATAAACGTAACGTGCAGCGCCGGGTTCTTGTACCAATCGAGTACCAAAAGAACCACGACCCTCGACCAAACAAATATTATTGTTCCAAGTAGCAGCCATAAGTTGACCTGCACCTGCAGCCGATGCTTCACCATGATTATATCCATAGTCTGAAATAATACCAGCAACCGCTGATACCTTTTTAAAGTCGCGCTTTGAATTAAGCAATGACGAATATAGATAAAAGCGTTGAACTGGCTTTAATCCATCAATCATATTCGGAATGGCACGAGACTCAACTGTGTACATAGCAAAAGCTAACCATTCGTTTTTCGCTACATGACTAATTGGATAGTCGTCTGTAGTCTCTGTGTCTTTTGTAAATTCAAGTATACTCATCATTGCCTCTTTAGTGATTCTATATTATACTACCATATTTTCAGTAATATGTCAACGGTCTATGCGAACATATATTCTTTACGAAGCTGGCTTTCTTTTCCAAACATCATTTGGAAGATTGAAGCATCGTCAACGGTAACGGTGTCGTACTTTGGTTTATTAATAATTACATCATATTCTTCTTCAGTTAAAGATCCCAAACCTTTGATGTAGCGATGTTTCCAACCGGCTTGATTGTCAGTCTTAAACTTGGATGCTGACTCATAGTTATAGAACCACTCAACCTTATCACCTTTAGATGAAATCATAATTGGAGTACGAGTAATCTTGACATGTTTTTCAGTCAACAGCCGAGGCCAGAACTTGTAGAAGAAAGCAATAAGCAGCGGACTAATGTGGCCAATACCATCGTGGTCAGCATCGGTTAGTGTAGCAATATTTTGATAAGTCATATCATCAATACTATTTGGATCGTTGATATTCAATCCAAGAACATTAACTAATTCTGATAACTCTTTATTCTTAAGTACATCAGCAGGTTTCATATCCCACGTATTCATAATCACGCCGCGCAGCGGATATGCACCAACCTTATTAGCATCTCTTACTTTGAGCAAGAAGCCCATCGCTGAGTCACCTTCAACAATTTTTAGTGTGGCATCAGCGCGATTTGCTGAGATGTGTTTAGCAACCTTAACTCGTTGAAGTTTTTTCTGAGCCATCGTGGCTGCTCGTTTGTCAGCTGCTATCTTTTTAGCTAACTGAGCCTCAATGATTGGATCAATAATTTCAGGGTTACTAATAATCTTACGAGCGTAAAACTGGAAATCTTTACAATCCGCAGCTTGGAAGTGCTCACGAACATTAGTCATAGGGTTTGTTAAACGTTCTTTAGTTTGTGAGTCAAACTTTGGATTAACGAAGTTACGTGCAAACAATACAAAGGTTAATCCACCTTTAATAGTATTCTTAGCAACTTCAACTTTATATTTGCGTTTGACCATTGTCACCAATTCGTCAACAATACCATTCACAACGAAATCAACGTATGTGCCACCCATTCGAGTATTCACACCATTAATAAAGGAGTTAGTTCGGAAACCATCCTCTGACGTAGTAAAGAAGAACGAAACGTTTTCAGATTTCTCAATCACAACATTTGGATTAAATAATGCCGAGTACTTTTTCATATCAGATACTGAAATCTTTTTCTTATTAAAAGAGAACTTGATTTCAGGAAATGCCATTTGGAGACTCATTAAACGATCTTCAAGTAATTCAATCGTATCCAAGTTGGCAAGGCAATCAGTTTCAAAGCAATCAAAGTCTGCCACGAACGATACTTCAGTACCAGAGCCAGTTTTCTCTCGCTGAGTTACATTAACGTTTTCGCCGCCGTTTTTACAAGTAACCATAATCTGATTACCTTTTGACCACCTTTTACCAGTAAACTTTGATGAAAGGAAATTAGTTGCAGCTGAACCAACACCGTTAGTACCAATCGTTACACGTTCATCGTCAAAAGATGTACCGGCATTTACTCGAGTCCAAGCTGCTACTGGTCGAAGGATCTTTTCCTTACTAGTTTCGTCGTATATCTCATCTTGTGGAATACCACGACCATTATCAGTAACGGTGACAGTATCCATATTAATAGATACATCAATTTTATTCGCATGCTTAAAGTTAGTGCGAATTGCCTCGTCAATCGAGTTATCAAGGATTTCGTCAATCATCTTAGAAAGCGCAGGAACATACTTTGATGTTTTCCATTCGCCTTTTACAAAACGCTCAACTGATTCTTGAGAACTTGAACCAAGGTACATACCAATGCGTTCTCTAACATGTTGACGTGCTGTTAAAATTCTAAAGTCATTACTCATTCAAAAAGCTCCATTATTATACTATATTATATATAGCCAATCCAGTGTGTTACGTCATCGCAGGGATCGTCCATGCAATATTCCTTTGTTTGCGGGTAAAAATCCTATTGTTTAGAATCAGTACAGCCGATTTAGATAAATACTATCATAGAAAGATACTAATGTAAACAGGAAAATGATCATGAACACAAATTACTTATCGCCTGTCGGTTTTACGGTTAACGTTAAGAGGCTACCTAACGTAGAATTCTTTACTCAACGAATGCAAATTCCGGGAGTTAGTTCTGGTGCAGCTGAGACGCCTACGCCATTGTCCACTATTTATAATGTATCAGATAAGCTCCAATATCAGGAATTAGATTTAAGCTTTATCGTTGATGAAAATATGTCTAATTATTTTGAATGCCTTAATTGGATGGAATCGATAACAACTCCAGTAGATCTTGGTCAATTCGCAAAACTAGCCAAATCTGACGATGGCGTTGTTTCTGATATTTCTGTGACTATATTAAATAGCCATAAAAATGCCAATATTTCATTTACGTTTTTAAACTGCTTTCCAACATCGCTGAGTCAGATTACTTTAGACGTAACACAATCTGATATTCAATACCCAGAAGCGTCAATGATATTTAGATATGATAGGTTCACATATCAAAAAATTGGTTGACATTTATATCAATCTGTGATAGAATGTTAATTATATACATAATGTGAGGCGAAAATGAGTACTGATGATATAAGTGAAATCTGGGCTGCAGATGCTGTAATCGACGAAACACAGCTAGCACAAGAAGCTAAGAAAATTCCAATGCTACACTCCAAGTATTATAACATGTATTATAAGGAAGCGCTTAAAGTTAAAAAGCTTCGTTATGATTACAAGGTACTTGAGTTTGATAAGCGAGAATGGATCAGCGGTGATATGGCTGAAGAAGATTTGCGTGAACGTAATTGGAAACCTTTCCAAAAGAAAGTTATGCGCCAAGATTTAGACAAACATATCCAAGCTGATGATGATATTATCAAATTGAGTCTAAGAATTGATTATCATAGCTGCCGAGCAAATTTTCTCGAGGATATTGTTAAAACAATCCACAGCCGTAACTTTATTATTAATAACATCATATCAGTGATGAAATTCCAAGCGGGCGACTACTAATAAATAGTATCGTATACAATGGAGTAAATTATGTCAGATGTGATTAATGTTGAGCAAATCAACGCAGTGTATTTAAAAATTAATACTGAGTCGAGTGTTAAGTTTGAACTCGAAGCTTACTTTAAGTTTCAACCTCAAGGTTATCAGTTCAGCCCTTCATATAAGAATAGAGTTTGGGACGGTTGGATTAGAATTTTCCATCCAATGAAACCGGTGCTGTATGTTGGATTATTCCATAAGTTACGTAAATTTTGCGAAGATCGTGGATACGAACTAAACGCACCTGACCATTTAATGAATGGCGAAACAGTTCCTGATGATTATGGTATGGAGATTGCAAAAGAGATCGGCTGCAAGTACGTACCAAGAGATTACCAAAACAAATATATAGTTGATGCTATTCGCGATAGCCGTTCTTTGTCTTTATCGCCAACATCTTCTGGTAAATCACTTATCATTTATTTAATTCAGCAGCATTATTATAGAGCATTTGAGCATCGTACTTTGATTATTGTTCCAACGATTTCATTAGTACATCAGATGGCTGGTGATTTTGTTGACTATGGTTGCGACCCATCTCACATATATAAAATTCAAGGTGGTATTGATAAAAATACAGATGCACCAATTGTTATATCAACTTGGCAGTCTCTAATAAAGGGACTTAATAAAGATTGGTTCAGCCAATTTAAAGTAGTACTTGGAGATGAAGCACATCTGTTCCAAGCGAAATCATTACAAAAGATTATGGAAGCACTCGACGAATGTTACTATCGGCACGGGTTTACTGGTACATTAAAATCAGAAGAAAGCAAAACTCATAGATTAGTTCTTGAAGGCTGCTTTGGTTCTGTTCGTAAACACGTATCAACAAAGGATCTTATGGATGATGGAACTATTGCTGACTTTAATATAAAAGCAATAGTATTATCACACAGCCAAGAGAACCGCAAATTATTTAAAAAGGCGATTGGCAAGGTACAAAATACAAGCCAAAAGTATCCTGCTGAACGCGAATATTTAACAAATAACAATAAGCGAAATATATTCATACGAAATCTATTGTGGTCGCTTAAAGGTCAAAACAATCTTGTTCTATTTGACTTAGTTGAAAAACACGGCAAGATATTAGAACCAATGTTAAGAACAGAAGGTCGGCAGCTACACTTTATCTATGGCGCAACCAAAGGTGAGGAACGTGAACGTATTCGTCATATGATTGAAAACGATCCGATTAAACAGCACGATATCCTTGCATCATTTGGTACATTCTCGACTGGTATCAATTTAAAACGTTTGGATAATGTTATTTTTGCTTCAGCTTCAAAATCAGAAGTTAAGATACTTCAATCTCTTGGTAGAGTATTACGTAAAGGGAATGGATCTGATAAAGCTACGCTTTATGATATAGCCGATGATTTGAGTGTTGGAGCATACCAGAATTATACGTTGCAGCATTTCCGGAAGCGTATGGAAATATATGGACAAGAGCAGTTTGATGTTCGTATCTACACAGTATCTATATAGTTATTATCAATTAGCATAAAGCTATTATACCATACCTATAATACGATGTCAACTAAAAAATGCAGAGATGGAGAAATTAAATAACTATTGACATAACATCATAACTATGTTATATTAGTATTATTGATATAGAATCAACTATACAACAAGGAGGCTAGCTGACCGTATGGCAAAAAGAGCTAAAAGAAACTACGTTAATAATGCAGACTTTTTAGAAGCGCTGATCGCGTATAAAGCTGCATGCATCGAAGCAGAAAATGCCGGTGACATAAAACCACGATGCCCAGACTACATTGGTAAGTGCATCTATCAGATTGCTACACGATTAGCAACAAAACCAAACTTTAGTGGATACACATATAAAGATGATATGATTTCAGATGGTATTGAAAACTGTCTATTATATATGGGGAACTTTAACTCAGAAAAATCTTCAAATCCATTTGCATACTTTACACAGATTATTTGGTACGCGTTTCTACGTCGTATTCAAAAGGAAAAGAAGCAAATGTATATTCGCTTTAAATCCTCACAGGTAATGGTCGCGTCAGGCGGTACATATACTGGCGAAGGTGATTTAAATCTTACTACTAACGTTGACTATATGAATTCGTTTGTACAAGATTACGAAGACAAAATCGCCAAGGATAAAGCAAAGAAAAAGGCTTCAATGGAGGAAGCTGCTATCGAAGTAGTTGTTGTTAAAGAAGAGGATCCCGAGGTTTGAAAGTAGCAATCATTACTGATATGCATCTTGGCGTACGTGGTGATTCAAAAGTATTCCTAGACCATCAAGAAAAGTTTTTTAATGAAGTGTTCTTTCCACATTTAGATGAACACAATATTAAAACAGTATTGGATCTAGGTGATACTTTTGACCGTCGTAAATACATCAACTATGTTACGCTTGATAGAGCTAAAAAGTTTTTCTTTGATAAACTAGAAGAACGTAATATCGACTATCATGCGGTAGTTGGTAATCACTCTGTATATTATACAAATACGAATGAAGTAAACTCTATGGATTTGTTGCTTCAAGAATATAAGAATTTTAATATTTACCAAAATAATCCAGTTGAGTTGACATTTGGATCAACCAATGTTATAATGGTACCATGGATTACAAAAACAAACTCAGAAGCATCACTTGAAGCTATACGAAACTCAAATGCTCATATATGTATGGGTCACTTTGATATTATTGGTTTTGAAATGCTGAAAGGTGCGATTTGTGATCATGGTCTAACTAAAGAATTGTTTGGTAGTTTTGAGCAAGTTTATTCTGGTCACTTCCATCATCCATCAGAATATGGCAACATTAATTATCTTGGTGCTCCATACGAAATGACATGGTCTGACTATCAAGGTAAACGTGGTTTCCGTATATTAGATACAGAGACTCGTGAATTAGAATGGGTACTAAATCCATTTGCTATCTATCATAAAATTGATTATGACGATGCTGACATGACTATTGAGGATATTGCTCATTTAGATTTGACTAATATTAAAGATGCGTATATTAAAGTTATTGTAAAGAACAGAACTAATCCATACATCTACGATTTATTCCTAAATAAACTAACAGATGCTGGTGCAACCGACGTCAAATCTATTGAGGACTCTCTTAATTTAGAAGATGCTGGCGTTGATGAAATTCTTGATGAAACAAAAGATACTAAAGATATTTTGCATGATTACATTCAATCTATTGATACGAAGTCAAATAAGCAAAAAATTAAAGAGTTGATTGATGAACTATATATTGAGGCCTCGAACATATAATGAAAATACAATTTAAATCAGTACGATATAAGAACCTGTTATCATCAGGCAACTCTTGGTCGGAAGTAAGATTGGATCAAAACAGAACTACTCTTATCAGTGGTACGAATGGCAGCGGAAAGTCAACATTACTTGATGCTATTGTTTTTGCTTTATATGGTAGAGCGTTTCGTAAAGTTAATAAGAACCAACTTATCAACAGCATTAACACTCGTGAAACTCAGGTTGAAATCAACTTTAATGTTGGAACAGCGGAATACTTAATTCGTCGTGGTATCAAACCAA